GTTTAATCGCATTGATGTCCATTTTTATTTGGTTTTAAATTGTTACTATTTAATATACTACATTTTTATTAATAGGCCAAGTTAGCTAATACAAGCTTTTAAAATGCCTTTTCTCGTAGTGTTTCTTTAACGTTACGTACCTTATAATTCAATGATCTTGAATACCTTTGTATTCAATTGTTTTAACTCGTTATGTTGGGTTAATAATATGCTATTTCTATAATGAGGCCAATTTACTCTATAAGCCATATCAACTACTCCATCATTTAACTTTTTAATAAGTTCATTTAAAGCGTTTATAGTATAAAGAGTATTGGTTTCTTTTTTGCGGTGAACTAGAATTGTATTCTCAGGGATTGAATTTACATTACCTTGATCGACATTGTAAGTAATAACATACTCATTTGTGCTTTTAACAAATAACACAAACATTTTGTTGTACATAATGGTGTAGACAGTAGATAATTCACTTACCAACTCGTCTAATTCCTCACCACTTGTGAATGTGCAAAATAACTTATTATTCAAATCCTTAATATTAGCATTGTTCGCGTCATACATATCATAGTTTGATTTAAAAGTCATAATTCTTCCCTCCATTAATTTTTATTGATAACTTCATTTCCTTAAATATATTTTTGATCTGTTCTAATTCTTGCTCTTCATCTTCATCCCAATCAAGTAGAAATGAGTCATACGTGTATAGAACTATTTTAGTATTTTTGCCTGTTAATATCTTATGAATCTTAAGTAGTATACCTATGTTTGTTGATGTTTCTAGGTTTTGCAAGATATAATTAAATAACTTTTGTGGATTCATATTCTCTAACTTGTCCTTTTCAAATTTATAACCTGATATAGGGGTGTTAATAAATCCTTGTTCATTAAACAATTTCCATTGTTCTTGAACATATGTTTGAATTTTCTGGAAGAATGGGAGTGATTTGTATTCTTCAAATACTCCCCCATATAATTGTTTGAATGTTAATTCTTTTGCTTTAGCGTAGTCTACGCCATACATGCTAGCAAAATCAGCGTGAATATCAGGGTTATCAAATTCATGAGAAACCAGTTGTCCAGCCAAAGTCGGATGGTATGCAGAAATATCAATTTCAAGAAATTCATTGTTTTGTGGTATAAAGCTCGCTCTTGAGTGGTTGTCTTTCTTTAGAGCAGCGAAGTTAATGCTATTAAAGGCATTGGATGGGCGTCTGGTTGTAGTATTGAGGTTATATTGAGTAAACACTCTACTATCGCGTATCGAGTATAGGCTATTATTTGGTTCATAGTATTTATAAAACTTGTCTTCATTAATTTTAATTCCGTTCTTTTCAATTCCAAAAAATGCTAAAGCACCTTTATTATAGAATTTAACATATTCTGGTTTAGGTGTTTTTAAAACATCTTCGAGTTGAGTATAAATATTCTCACAAACCTCATAATGCTTAACTATTGGAATTATTTTATTAATATCCGTTTTGTTAGGATGTTTTCTATAAAAGATGTCAAATACAGGTTCAGATGGTGTTTCTACATACTTAATGGAAGAAATGTCTGTTACTTTATTTAATTGAAAATAGTATAGGAATGATTTTTTATCCCTAATATAAACTGTATCTATATGTTTTAGTAATTTTTCAATGTATGTTTTTCCAAGTGACATTGTTTCACTGTGATCAATACAAAACATATATCCTTTAGAGTCATAAGTTGGTCTAATATAGACTAAACATACATCATTTAAGGCAGGGTGGATTTGATTATGGTAAGGAATAATCTCAACAAAGACTTCTTTATAGTCTTGATTAAAAAATTCTCTTAATTGATCTTTAGTTTCTACTAACCAATACATAACCTTTATTTTCTAGTAATATAGTAATAAAGATTTTGTAGGCCAAGTTATTATAGTACTACCCAATCATTACTTGGTCTAAACTTCATTGTCCACCAATTAGCATCTGTTGTACTTTGGTAGTAAATGTGACCTACTATTCTTACTAATTCGCCTGCACTTGATGGAGCGGTTGTAGTCATTACTCCAGTAGTTGCAGAAACATATGCCGGTAAGCCATGATCTGCTCCTATTACATATGCACCTTGGCTGTTATCATCACTTACTCCTACATCACCTTCTATTAACACGTATCCACCCGCTTGATCAACACATATTCCTAACATCTTAGCTGCTCCGTTTGCAACTGTGGCTTTAGTAGCTTTCCAAATTCCATCAGTATCTAAAAATACTAATTGAAAATCTGTCACCCCAGCATCTACAGCTGCTTGAATTATTTGGCCACCATATTTTGATGTTGGTGCATCAGCTATTGATCTTTGAACCTGAGCAGGAACTACATTACGGTAATAAAGTTGGCTATTTAGGTATGTGTCATCGGAGTATTCTAAAGCAACCCATGTGTTGGTGGTTTCTGATAATGTTCTATTTGTCCAATCCATGCTACTAGCACCTGCTGAGTCATAAAGTATTTTATTTTCCCAGTCTAGCACCCCAGTAGTAGCAGCATCATTAAGTTGCTTAAGTTCCCAATCTAAAGTTGTATCACCTACAGAACTATTTAATATTCCATTTGCCCACTGCACTCTTACAATTCCATTTATATCAAATAAATTTGGTTTGTTAGTAATGGTATTAATACCACCATATGTTCCCGATGCTATCAGTGAGCCAGTTATTGATAGGTTGTTGGTGAATCGGCCTGATCCGCTTACGTCTAGTTTATACCCTGCATCTGTAGTCGTGCCAATAAGTACGTTACCTGTACTTCCTACAATTCTCATACGTTCAGTCAGTACCGAACCGGGATAAGAATAAAATAAAATATTAGTCGTCGTATAGATGTTTGTAGCGCCACCCTGAAAGTTTGAGCCTATAAGACAGTTATCGGACGTGTCAAATTTAAGTAAACTCAACTCAGAACCACCAGTATTTTTAGAAAAATAGCCTTTGTTATTATCAATTAAAATATCACCACCAACCACTTGCAGTGTTCTTGTAGGAGTACTAGTGCCTATACCAACCCTTCCACTTCCACTAACATATAATATACTTGATGATGCAGGTGAATCTATTTTTAATAAAACTGATCCTGACGAGCCGGAAACATGGAGTGATGCAACTGGGGAAGTTGTATTAATACCTACATAACCTTCATTAGTAGATACATACTTCCATAACATTGCAGGTGGTGTTGTATAGTTACCATACAATCCTAAATCATTAGATCCTACTTTTTTAAATGTATATCCAACATACCCCGCTGCGTCATTTAATAGATTTAAATACGATACCGTCGATGTATTTGCAGAATTAATTCGTACGTCTAGTTTAGCTGTTGTTGTTGCAGTGCCTACTCCAACACTTCCATCATCTAATACAACTAAGCTAGCAGTTGCATTAGTGTTTTCAACTCGGAGTGCTGTTGTAGCTGATGTAGCACCTGAGCCTTTAATATGTAATGTAGAAGATATAGAACCAGTTGTTCCCATACTAACATTACCTCTAAGTGCTGTTCTAGTAGTACTATCATTACCTAATACAGTAGTATTAGATCCTAAGCCCCAAGCTGTGTTGCCAATTACAATTGAGTTTGTGTCTGTAATAGTAGACATTCTAATACTATTCCCTAAAATAGTATTATTGGTACCTTGGGTGAACTGAGTTGATCCATCTGTTAATACATTAGCAGAACTTGCTCCTATGATTATATTATTTCCACCTGTTGTTAAATATCTTGCGGTTTGGGATCCAATTGCTGTGTTATTTGATGCGTTTGATATTACAAAACCTGCAAGATCTCCAATAAGTGTATTTGAGCCTCCTGTTGTTAAATTTCTTCCAGCTGCGCCACCAACTAATACGTTAGCAGTTCCAGTTGTGACATTTTCTCCAGCAAGTGCGCCAATAAATACAGACCTGACAGCTGCGGCGTTTGAAGATATAATTATCCTGCCCGCACTTAATCCTAGAGCAGTTAAATTAGCATCAAGAATCATACCCTGAGTTCCATTCGTAGTGATGTATCTTGAGGTAGTGTTTACTTTATATGCTTGTAACCCAACACCTGTCAATGAAGCGTCTGCTATATTATCAGTAAGTGTCGTAGTTACATTATCACTAATAGTTGTAAGAAACCATTCATTATCAGATGTACCATTAAGTTTAGTTCGATATATTTTTCTTGCTGTTACTCGAGGATCACTTGAAACGGGTATGCCAGTTAAATTTACTGTAGTATTGCCTGCAGTAGTAATAACAGTTAAAGTACTACCCGCGCTTGTTTCACCAAGTGCAGTTACATATACTGCAAAATAATAATATGTACCAACACCTAATGAGGAACCCGCAGATAAAGTATAACCTCCAATAGCAGTTGGGGCTGTTAGTGGATTAAGGTTAAATGCTCCTTGAACTGAAACTGAGCTATCTGTTAGAGTGGTTCCTTGAACTGTTAATTTATATGGTGGGGTAGTTGTTCCAATACCTACATTACCACTACTTGAAATAAACATTCTAGTAGAACCACTTGTTTCAAATGCTAATGATTGATTATCATTAGTACCTAATAAAGCAGTAGTACCAAAACTATTTCCATTTTGTACAAACGCATTTGTACTTGCTGTGTTAACAAATGAAGCTGTTAAGGCATTTATAGCCCAACTTGATGTACCTAAAAGTGATCCTGTAAATGAAGTAGCTGTTAATGAACCTGTTAATCCATAACTACCTGTAAGTTGTTTTGTATTGACCCAAACACTACTACTATATACTAATAAATCACCACTTGTTAAAGACCCAGTATTTATTCTAACATTATGTAATTCATCTATTTCATAGCCATTATCTACTTTAACAAATATTTTACCATTGTTAACATGAGCATAAACAACATATCCTATATTTACAATATGTTGTGGAGCTTGAGGCTTAACTTTTGTTATAGATCCTGACGTTGTTGGAGATAGATATAATGGATCACCATCTACCCAAGTTTCTCCTTGTAAAGTACCAGTAGTATCTATATCTCTAACTAACCCACTAGTAGTAATAAAACCTTCTTGATTTACATCAATATTTTCTGTTACTAACCCTAATGTGTCTACTGAGTTAGCGTCGTTATCAGCTTGGGCTAAGACAATTGCTAGTCGTTGTCCTTGGGCTCCACCTTCATCCACTCTACGTATACGAACAGCTTTATATTCAGATTCTAATAAATTGGCTCCAGTTTTATTTACTACTCTAATAACCTGTTCTTGACCTATTTGTAAAGTAACATTACCACCTTTTAATCCTAAATCTAAAGTACCATCTGTATCATTCCATACTAGACGACTAGCAGCTCCTGACCCAGAAAAATATATTGAATCTGTTAGGTATGTTGAACCTGTTATAATTACATTTTGTACTAACGGGTTAACATAGGAAGCTGTTGAAGCATAAGATGCACTAGTGACAGATCCTAATAAGTAAGAAGCAGTAGCTGCGTAAGATGCACTAGTAACAGATCCTGAGATATTAGAAGATTTTACATTTGTTAGTCCACTACCATCCCCAAAAAATGATCCTGAAAATGATCCTGAATAGGATTTGTAGTTAATATCAAAAGGAAAATATTCTGCCATTTATTAAACTATTGGTTCCTCAGGAGTTGGCTCTGGAGTAGGTGGAGAGTATTTTGTAAATGTAGAAGCACTATTTATAGGATTAGCGTTTTGTAAATTATCAATTACATAAGTATCTAAAGCATCAATTAATTGAGTGTATGGATCTGTAATTGTAGTATCATATGTTAAAGTAGCTTTATCAATATTTTGATATCCCACTGCACCATTATTAGCAATGAATACATCCATTGCAATTTGACCTGCATATTGAAGGTGTGGTACTAATGTTAATAGAGGAGATTCGTAAATCAATCCTGTTTGTGGATTTTGGAAAAATCCAGTTACTTGTACTGCCATTTATTTTGGTATAAATATTAAAAGAATGTAAGTTGCCTAAAGAATGGAGTATCGTTATGTCTTGCTACATAAAGATATTTTAAATTATCTTCTGTTCTTACCATCCACATTCTTCGACCTTGGCGAGATGTAGACATACCTGCTGGTATTTGACCTGCGTTGTGGGTTACATCTAAATCAACATCTAAATAATATATACGAGCGTTAGCGTTGGTTTGGATATATAATCTACTTTCTCCATCATAAGCATACATTGTACCTATTGATAATGCTTCACCAATTTGTACACCTAATAAAGATGCTCTTGGATATTCAAGTTGCATAGTATTAATATTATACTTAGTATATCTTGCAGTAGCGTTACCTTCAAATAAGTAAATATATTTTCCTCTATTAGCAGCAGAACCTGATGGTCCATATCCATAAATCCATTTTAATTCTCCTCCTGATGTTCTTACAGCATTAGGTATAATACTATAAACACTTGTTGAATCAAAAGCAGTTGTTAATGCTACAGTAAGAGTATTGCTAGTATTGGCTGTAATAGCATATTCATTACCAACATTTGTACCAGCTAATATTCTTAATCGAGCACCCGCCCAAAAGTTTGAAGGCCAAACTTTAGTACTATCTGTTAATACAGTAGTAGTACCAGAAGTACATACACCGTGTCCCCAAGTTGCAGCCATACTTGATGTAGTAAAAATGTTAGCAGTGGCTGTAGCATTTGCACTTATAGACATTGATACAAATTGAGGATTTGAAGGTGTTATCTCAAATGATCTATAAAATGTACCTGCAGGAATACCTGATCCAGTTATTGGAGCTCCTAATGGTAAAGCTAAAACACTAGCTGATAAACTAGCTGTCACATATACAAATGGTGCTCCGTTGACTGTGCTTCCAGATACAAAATAAATACTTCCAGTATATGGAGCTGGGTCTAACCCATAGCTTGCCTGGAATGAAGCAGATGAGATAATATTATATCCCCAAATAGCACCTGCTACTGAAGCAGGTAACGCTGTGTTTAATGTTAAGGATTGAGATGTGTTACTAGCTATTAAACGATAATAAGTAGTAGGGCTTTGAGCTACGTTATTCCATACTTGAAGTACTCTACCAGCATGTTCATTTGTTTGCCAATTTTTAGACATGTCATAAATTGGAGTAGTAGTATGAGAATTTAAAGTAGCGTTAGCAGATGGAGTACCACTCATACCATAAGTAAATTGAGTTGGACCAGTTGCTGCTGTTAATGTAGTAGATAATGGATATGAGCTTGTTACTACAAAGTTTCCATTATAAAATGCCCCATCAGCTCCTAAAGCCCCAGATATAAAGATATTATCTCCATCTTTAAATGAATGGTTAGCAATTGTTGTTACAGTTGCTACTGCTCCAGTTCTAGTAATAGCAGAAATTGGGAATTTCATTTCAGTACTAGAAGAATATTGAGCATATGCTATATTAGCTACACCCCAATCAAACACTTGAGAAGGAGACCATGAATTACTTTCATCTGAGTATTGGGCTAATGTAGCATTAACTGCTCCCATCATATAATACTTATCATCATCAGGTACTATATCATATAAATTACTAGCACTCATTGGAACATCCCAATCATGACCTATAGTAATAGTATCAGTAGTATTTCTAATAATAGTATGTTCTTGACCATTAGTTAAATTTCTAACTTTATAATTATTAAATTGGCCTGGGGTCCATGTTTTAGTACTATCAGTAAATGACCTAGTTGTGGCAGAGGTTATAGATCCTGAATCATAAGTTGCTACAATTGAACTATCGATTCCTTCAATATATAATTCAGAACCACCAGTATATGAAGGTATAACTCCAGTTTGGCTATGGTTTGAAAACCATTGACCTCTAAGTGGGTCAAACCAGTAGTGAGTAAAGAATGAACCAGCTGTTACATTTGTTATATAATGTAATGTTCCACATTTAACCACACACTCACTTGTGATATCTAAAGGAGTAGTTAATGGTGAATCTAAAGTTATAACACTAGATTCAATAACAGCTCTTGAACCGTATGATGTACTTGGTGTTAAAAAACCAGTCTCCCAACCGTGATTGTAGGCATTATAGGTATCTATAGCATGCCAGTTAGCATCTGCAAAGAATAAAGTATCATTATTATTATAAAGAATAGTTCTTATAAAGTACTGTTGTGAAGTACCTAAATAAACACGAATTTGATAATTTCTCCATTGATTTATTCTCCATTTTTTAGATGAGTCTGTTATAGAACCTACTCCAGCTCCCGCATTAGTAAAGTTAGTTACTGTAAGATAATCAAATGTTGTAGGATTAGATACATCAGTTATAGTACGTTCTTGTCCTGCTCCTAATCCATTTATTACTTTTATTTTAAGCCCTTTAACTGTTTCACCAGCTAAAAAGGCACCTGTAATTGTAGAACCACTTCCAGCTATAGCATAAGTATGATAACCATCATCTACTTTCCAAGTACCTGTGCAAGTACTAGTTACACTAACAGGTACACCTCCATTTATATAAGACCATGAGTCTGAGTAAGTATCATATCTCCAAAAATCTACGCTATTAATAGCGTAGATATATTGGTTGCCACTTCCAGTTAGTGGAGGCAATACAAATGTGTTTGTTGCCGCTGTAGTGAATGGAGTATATCTCATCCATTCCCATACTGGTTGGTCTACTTGTTTTCTAAGTCTGTTTACTAATGCCATATTAGCTGAATATTAAGTTTTGTCTTATTAATGCGTATGATTGTCTTGATTGTGGAAAGAATGCTGCTTCTGCTGCTGTTATTGTTTGGTTTTGTGCTCCACCCATGTATATTAAGTTATTATTATTTATAGTAGAAAGTGTAGTGAAAGAAGCATCAACCATTTGCAAACCAGCATTAGAAGCTCTTGAAGATGGTTCTAACAACTTAGTCATACGTCTTAATAACTCTGTTTGTTCACCAACTAGTTGTAATGTTTCATCAGAGGCAGGTGTAAGAATATTATCAAGAAATATTTGTAGTTTATCACTACTCGACATTGATGTAGTATCAAAGTTTAATGTTAAAACATTATTAGCTATAGTACCACCAGAGTTTGGGTCTGCAAAATTATAAATAATCTTGTTAGTAGTTACATTAGTAATAATCAGCAGTTGCTCTAAAGTTATTACATCTGTTGCATTAAATGTAACTGTTTGAGCAGCAGCATCAAAACTATAATCTTCAAATAGTATTTTCATTGGATATTAATCTATATTGTTCCCCAGATGTGCTTTTATTTTGCAATTCAATCATAACTCGTTCGGATTGATATTGATCGTAGCAACTAAAGACTGTGGTCCATATTCTTTCTTGTAATAATTGTACTTCGTATGTTGTCATATTGTATATAATAATAAATATATTGTCATTAGCCAAGCGCTATTGCATAAGCTATCATTAAAGAGTTTAAGTCTACTCCATTTTGGATTATATTTCCGGATACATTTAAGGATCCTGTTATTTCAACTGTAGAATCATGAGCGTATATTAAGTTTGATCTATTACCATCATCTGTTCCATTACCTACAATAAAAGCTGATTGTATAGGTGATGTGGCGTTCCATTGACCTTGTACGTGTTGGTAGCTGGCTGATGTTATTGTGTTATAACCCTCTGCGTGAGAATACTGTCCTAACGCTATTGTCTCTTGACCTTCAGTGTGTGAATAGTTTCCTATTGCTTGGGTATAATCTCCCTCTGCGTGTGAGTAGTCTCCAGTTGCTTTAGTAGCACTACCTTCTGCATGTGAATAGGATCCAGATGCTATTGTATTTTCTCCTTCTGCGTGTGAAGCATATCCAGTAGCTTGAGTGCTCCTACCTTCTGCGTGTGAAGCATATCCAGTTGTTTGAGTGCTAACACCTTCTGCGTGTGAATAGTATCCTAATGCTTCAGTAGAAATACCTTCAGTTGAAGATCCTAAACCAACGGTATGTGTTGATTCTCCACTTGTATGGCTGTAATTACCAATTGATCCATCAGCTAATGTAGGATTGTAATCACCATATATACCTACTTGATATTTGTTATTAGAAGTATTAATACTAGTATCAACTAATGTTATTTGAGTAGCAGGAGTTCCAGTGTATGTAGAGGATAATACTTCAAGTTTGAATATATTTGGTGTCCCATTAATTTGTCCTTGAGTATCATTAATTAATATAAATACACCTGCGGTAAATGATGATGTCAAATTACCATACCCAGAATTTAATTCAAATACACCTGAGGTTATAGGTGTGTCTGTTCCATATGCTAATTGACCTGCAGTTGTACTAGTACCTTCTGCGTGAGAATAATCTCCAATTGCTATTGTACTAGCACCTTCTGCGTGAGAATAGGATCCAATTGCTGTGGTAACACTACCTTCTGCGTGTGAACTAATACCAATTGCTTGGGTATAATCTCCTTCTGCGTGTGAATAGTCTCCAATTGTTTGTGTACTAGTTCCCTCTGCGTGTGAAGCGTCTCCAATTGCTTGGGTATTAGTACCTTCTGCGTGTGAAGAGTTTCCAATTGCTATTGTACTAGATCCTTCTGCATGTGAAGAGTCTCCAATTGCTATTGTACTAGCACCTTCAGCATGTGAGTAATCTCCAATTGCTATTGTACTAGTTCCTTCTGTATGTGAATAATCTCCAGGTATAGTTTGATCACCAATCCAATTAGCTACTCCATAATCTAAATTACCTACATATGCTGTTGTAGTAGTTACACTTGTATCAACTAATTCTACAATTGTGTTTGGAGATGAAAAATAGGATTGACTTATAATAAAAGTAGCTTTCCCATAATTAGCGTCAAATGGATTATCATATAAGAGTAATCTATTATCAGTTGCAAACTCTCCACTTATATCACCATATGAAGAGTCTAAAGTTAGAATTCCAGAAGATACAGATGATGAGTATGCATTTGTAATTCCTGTTTTAGTAGTATTACCTTCCGCGTGTGAAAATGCTCCAATTGCTTGAGTGTTACCACCTTCTGCGTGAGAATTATCTCCAATTGCTTGTGTACTTTCTCCTTCTGCGTGTGAATAGGATCCAGATGATATTGTAGTATTTCCTTCAGCGTGTGAAGCTTCTCCGATTGCTTGAGTACTATTTCCTTCTGCGTGAGAATTTTTCCCAGTAGCTTGAGTACTATCTCCTTCTGTGTGTGAGTAGTTTCCAGATGCTATTGTATTTTGACCTTCTGCGTGAGATGCTATTCCAATTGCTTTAGTAGTATCTCCTTCTGCATGTGAGTAGGATCCAGTTGTTTGAGTGCTAACACCTTCAGTGTGTGAATGGGATCCAGATGCTATTGTTTTGAATCCTTCAGCGTGTGAACTAACACCAATTGCTTGAGCACCACCTCCTTCTGCGTGAGATGCTATTCCAATTGCTTTAGTACTATCTCCTTCTGCGTGTGAATAAGATCCAGATGCTTGAGTGCTATTTCCTTCTGCGTGTGAGTTATCTCCAATTGCTTGAGTAATATTTCCTTCTGCGTGTGAGCTAGCTCCTGATGATATCGTATTACTTCCTTCTGCATGTGAACCACTATTAGTTGCTTGAGTATTACTTCCTTCTGCGTGCGAATAGTTTCCAATTGCTTGAGCGCCAACACCTTCAGCATGTGAGTTAAGTCCTCTAGCTATTGTATTATACCCTTCAGCATGTGAATACGATCCAGTTGCTTTTGTTAATTGACCTTCAGCATGTGAATAATCGCCTGAGGCTGTGTTAGCTAATCCTTGAACATGAGAAAATAATCCTGATGCTAATGACGCTGAGCCTTGGTTGAATGTTCCTTGTATTGAAGTTGAGCCTGTGACTCCTAAACTACCTGTTATTAAAGCGGAACCAGTAAATGGAAATGTAGAAGGTAATGTAAATAAAGAACCGGTACCATTATATATGGAAGTACCATCAGTTTGAAGAATACGTTGGTATGTATCCTCTATATTCTGACCTGTTAAATCAAACGGTCCAGGCATAACTTTTATTTATTTATTTAGGTAGTTTAGAAACTATCCCATTTATAATTTCTTGAACATAATTTTGTTCAATTTTGTTTTCTTGTAAGTAAGTACCAATTATATTGTTTACTTTGTCTTTTTTAATAGTTAAGTTTTTAACATTGATGTCTTCTTTAACCAACATTTTAACTATTCTGATGATGTGTTCAGTTACAGGATCAACTTCTTGTATTCCTGTAATTTGAATTTTAGGAGTAGTATCTTTTATTACTTCAGCATCGTTTGATTTAACTTCTACAGTTACTTTACGAGACGAATCTACTATAAAATCTGATTTCCAAGGTGTAAAATACGTATCTTCTGCTATAACTTCAAGCTTTATTTGGCCTGAGGTGCTATCTTCTAATAATCCTTTTAATTTTTTAATAGGAATAGAACATTTTCCGTCTTTATTAATTGTTCCTTCAAACATTAAATTAACATCTTCAGACTCAATTATTAATCGAGCTGAACTGTTCTTTAATGAAGCACCTTCAAGTTTAATATTACACTCAAATACTTCAGGTTTATCTGTAAATAATTTATACATTATAATTCTACTTTTATGTTTATTCCCAATACTTCCTTAGCGACTAAGGATATGTCCGTTATACGTATTTTACGTTCTAGTACCTCTTTAGTTTCTTTGTATTCTCTGCCTTCTACTTTACAAAGTAATTTAATAAATCGCTTCTTTTCCTCTTTAGGTCGACGTTGCCAAAAATCATGTTCATCATAACCTCCACCTTGAATAGCACCAACTATACCATCTATCAGCGCGCAATCATCCCAAGTAAACGGATTTTTACTTTGGTTCGGGAATGGATTCGCATCCCAAGAGAAATTTGCATTACCCCACTGGAATGGCGTTCTAGTAGACATTATTTATAATATTTAAGATAATCCATTTGTAAATATTCATTAAAACCATAAACATTATTTTTTTGTTCCGCCAATAAAATCATATTTCTATTAGTATTAAAAGTAGCAGTTTTATCTCCGGTTAACTGCCACTGTATTTGGAATCTAATATATAAAATATTATCAACATTATCATATTGATCTTTAGTTAATTCTTCAAATAGATATTCATTTCGTTTTTTCTTAAAATAACGAGTAAATACTCCTAACTCATAATCTTTAGGAGTTGGAAAAAGAGGTGGAACATTTGTAGTTGCAAGTGAAGATTCAGGGATAGGTAGAGTATCAGAATCACTAACAGGTATTATTTCTTCATTTTTTCCATCTCCCGGAAATCTTCCGGTGTATGTTTTACCATTATATAATTTATAGTATGCTCCTATATAAAATGTATCTATACCATTATTATAATTAATAATAGTTTTATATTCATCCCCATTAGTTTGGAGATTTTGTTGTATTTTATTTTTAGGATAGTATGCCATTTAATTATAAGTAATCTATAATTTTATCAAATCGAGTTATACTTGGGTACTTTGGTTTTAATGCGGTAATTATCTGAGTTATGTATAACTCTGTATCATTCCCACTAGGAGGGGCGTAAGTGTATATAAACGCTTCGATGGTCATTTTTACATTTTTACCATATATATCTCTTATAGCAGCAGGAACATTCCATGTATTTTGATATGTAGTATTTTTAGAGTTAACTGCGGTTGATGGGAAATTTCCATCAGCCCATCTTTTAATTTTATATTCTACTAATGCCTTAGCACCAAGTTCTGGGGTAGTAAATTTAGCAAATCTACCTGAAGAAGGATCTAATATCACTCCAGGATCAAGGGTTTTAAATGAGGCTTGATAATCTAAATTACCTGGGTTATTATTTCTACTAGGTAGATTAGTGCTACTTGATCCTTTAAATCCTTCTTTAGTACCTATAACTAAAGCAAACTCAAAATCAAAACTTCCCTCAACATACCCAGCACCTTTAAGTGCTTCTACCATTGCAGCAGAGCGTAATTTTCCACCACCTTTAGGAGGAGTAGGTGATGGTTGAGCAACGGAAGTAATATTTTTAACTCCTTTACCATTTGATACTACAACTCCTTGGTATTTAGGTCCACATATGCTATTCAATGTAGTTGTCCAACCATTATCATCTACTTTATGTGATACACCAGAGCATATAAATTGTACTTTGTCTTTATATACAGCAGGTAATAATGTAGTGTCTATGGTATACGATTCATATATTTTAGGACCACTTAAACCTAGCATTGTCAATTCCAAATCAAATGGGATAAAACCAATACCTTTAATGTTACCAGCATTAGTATAAGCTCCTAAATCAGCATTAAATAAATCTACTATTCCGTTTCTTAATGAATTAATATCATTATCGGTAACTATAAGTGAAGTTACTTTACCATTAAATGTTTGAAGATTTAAGATATTATTAATATAAGTTAATTCTACTTTAGCAGCGTCTTCTAAATCAGCATTTGGGTTACTACGATTAGGAATAATTCTATCAGTTAATCCATTATTCCACTTACTTAACATAGTAGAATTTGATCCTACAACATTACCATTCTTTTGAGCTCCAATAGTGGTCATTGTAGCAAAATTATTTGATAATTTAGTTTTAAAATTCACATTTGTTATAAAACTACCTTTAGTATTTTTTAATATATTAGCATTAAATGAAGAAATTTTATTACCAAATGTTGTTCCAGGAATAAAGGTATTATCTATAATACTAAATTTATTTTTTTCTTCACTATATATTACTTCAAAATTATTAATATTTCCTAAAGCATTTTGAACACCACTCATTAGATTAGTCAAAAAATCATATAAAGCAATAGCCCCAGTTTCTGTATTAACATATTTGTCTAAAGTAGTAGCTATATATTCCATATTGATGAACATATGCATTGTATTTCCAATCCAAGAACTCTTAGGTGTTTTAAACCCAGTACCTTTAAGTCTAGGATATAATTGATCTTTAGCAGCTATGACAACTCCTCCTACGTTACTAGCAGCATCTATATATTGTCTTACTATTACTTTTGAGTCTCTTCTTTCTTGGGGAACATTTGAATTTATTAATGTTTTATATTCTGTTACTTCATCTTGAGCCGCGGCGTAAGGAAAATAATCTCCTGTAATGTTACCAACATTATCTACAGTATATAGTTTAAGATTAGGATAATCAACTTTTATTCTTATCCCACTAGCATCAAAACCAATATAACTTGTATCTGTTTCTATAAATTCATCTCGTTGGAAGTCATCATTAAAACCACCAGTGAATGGATCTTTTTTTAATTTATTTACTTTAATATTAAATTTATAACCAATTGGGGAACTTGCTCTTAATTGTGCTTGTCCATCATCTATAATATAATTATAACTGTATATATTAGGTATCGCTGAGACCGCTGGGTCGGAAAAAAGTGCTGTTATAGTAGATGTAATATTTGCCCCTTGGGTAGCTCCTGTGGCTGCTAGTTCTTTTCCAAGAAAATCACCATTTTGTTTATAAGGAATATTAGAAGTTGGGAAAGTACCTACTTGGGTTGCTTCAGCTACAGCAGATGTGTAATATTCTGGAGGGGAAACATTAAGTAGGACTTTGTACTCTGAGTAAGAGTAGGTAATATCTTTAATTATATTTTTTCCTGCTAATGCTCCTCCTGCTACAGATGCTGAGTCATTAATTTCTATTAAACATACTTTAGGATCAACAGAGCAATGTCTTTCAGTTGTGAGACAATGATTTGTATCATAATTATAATCTATTTGAAAATGAGGTTTTGCATTATCATATACTAATAAAAAAGATTCTATTATTCTTAGTAATGTACCTAATTTCATATAATATTGACCATTTCCCCCAACTCCATTAGGTAATTGAGAAAATAAAAATAACATTATTTCATTAAAGACTAGATATGGACCTTTTTTATTGATATCACTTTTAGATGTTCTATTATATACTGCTTTAAGATCAGCCATCCACTCAATATTATAATTATGTATAGGAGTATATACTGAGTTGCCTGCTCCTTGGGTACCATCTTCTACTCCATGGGCGTAAAACTTTCCGTTTCCATCCCATGTTTGTTGTACCATAGCATTTAATATTTTATTTATGGTAGATTTATAATAATTATTTTGCAACGCTGTCTTTGCATTACTAGTTGTAGATGCGGGGTTAGCAGAAGGGTATGATGTATTTAATTTTAATGATTCGATAACATCTCCAGATGATCTAGCTGTGACTGTTACACTATACCCTCCATCAGGTCTTAAAGTCCATGAAAAATTAGTTATTAATCCAAAGAAAGCATCATAATTTCCAAAAGATTTTGCTCTTTCTTGTCTAACTAAATCCAACATATCTTGTTGGTCAAAATTTCCACTTAAAAAATTATCAGACAGATTATGTATAGATTGAACTAATTCTCCCTTATTATTAAAATAAACACTATGTCCCCATTCTAGTAAAATGCTATATTTTAATCTTAAATATAATATTTCAATTATTTGAAATTGTTGAAGATTATGACATTCTATGCTTATATTAGCTTCTCTTAATGAACCTCGGTTCATTGCTTTAATATCAATAGATTTAATACCTGGAGGTGGTACATACCCGTAATCTGGGGAGGATGCGAATCCGTATGATGATTCATTATTATATCCTAAACCATGAGTAAAGATTTCTTGACTACCTGAAAGAGTTCGGGCTGAGAATAATTTGTATTGTTTAGCGAAAGCTGAGCCATCTGCTCCATTCCAATCTATTCCATTATCTTTTAAAATAGAACCATCAACATTGACTCCAGATGTTAAACGAATAAAAGGAGAGTTAGTATTATTAAATTGGAATGTATCTAAAGATTGAAGACCTAAATTTAATTTTTCTTGTCTTACTTCAATTTGTTTTTGAACATATTCGTCAAAACCATCTCCAATGATACTTTTAGCCATATCAAGAATTTAAATTATTATAACTTGTTAATATTTCACTAATGTTAGTGGGTATACGAATCTGTGTTCCTATAGGTATAAATATTGAATTTTGTGGTAAAAGACTATTTGCTGTTGATATTATCCACCAAAGTGTACTATCTCCATAATATTGATCTGCTAACAAATCATATCTATCCCCAATAGTTGTTATAACATATATATCATTTGGGGAAAGGGGAATAGTAGGATATTTAGAATCTCTATAATATCTAACTTTTGTTGTTGAATTTGATTCAACTTTTATATATTGGTAGCGATTCATTAGTTTATATTATTAAGCTAAATTAACTCCATCCATAGTATTAGGAGATGAACTAGGTATAGGACTATCTATAGATGGAAATGAAGTTTGTTTTGGCATTAGAGGAGAAAGTAATGGGTTTTGTGGGGTGAAGTCTGGGGCAAATGATGAGGCGTTTTGGTTTTCATTGCCGTATTGCGCGCTTATATTCTCTCTATCATGTATAGTATGATCTCTATTTCCTATAAACGCTTCACCTCTTTGTGGTGTATAATAATAATTTGTGTTATTTATTTCTCCTACACCTTGTGTTAATGGTATTATATTACATTGTACTTTTATTCCTTTAGGAAGTTGACCAGTGTATTGTGAATCTGATCTTTGGAATCTAGTTCCATCTATATCTCTATTTATATCAAATCCCATTTCCATAATAGGAGTATAAGCTAAAGATTTAATAATTACAATTGCGTCTCTTAAGTAATCACCCATTGTAAATTTAACTAAAGTACCTCTCATTAATCCTGTTCCTGAGTAGTCAGGGGTAGTAGACCATACTAGTCCATTTAATTTTTGATATGTATTAATCATATCAGCTCTTGATAAAACTGGGGCTACAAAACTAATACCCATATCTCGAGTAAATCCTTTATATTTGTAGAAGTTTTCTCCTCTACCTACATATTTGTAAGCATCCCAATCTCCATTAAATGAATCACTAAAATCATCTATATATGCTCTAAAATTTAATATTGTTGGTGCATCTGGTTTGTCATTATTGATTAATTGAAATTGAAAATCAATTATATCATCTCCATAAGCAAAATCATTGTCTGGGGATACTGATAAGTTTGGATTTACAACTTGATCTGTTCCGTTTCTAGTTCTACTAAATGAGGTTTGAGAACCAAATTTTCTTTTAGGTCCATTTATGCTTCCTCCAGTAGGTGTTAAATATAGTTTTGGTTTATCAAGTGCACCCCCATTATTAGTTATATTAGAACTTTCATTTGGATAATTTTTAAATTGAAGTTTATTCCAAATTCTTATATTAGTTTTACCTATTAAGCCTAAAATTGATCCTGGGCCTCCACTATATTCTATTAAGTTGTTAGTGTCCTCTGCGTTTGTTATACCATATAACTTCGCTGCTAATTTAATAGGAACTTGTTTATTTTTAGGGAGAGAAAATAATAAACCTAATCCTGCTACTCCAATAGCAGATGTAGTAAGAGTTTGGTATAAGGGAGCGTTAGCTCTTAACGCACCAAATGTACCTAGTGCTCCTATACCAATAAGACCAAGAGCTAAACCATTCGCATTATTTCTAAGTTGAAATTGACGTTTAAGTTCTGTTTGATCTGATGTGTTAGTTCCTATTCTTTTTACTTGATATAATAATTGAAGACGATTATGAGAACCATCTCTAAAGACATCTGGTTCATCGTTTTTTTTAGTCTCAACCCAATAACCAGTATTACCACTATTATAATAACCTGCTTTAAATGGGTTTAACCCAGTTCTATCTAGATGTCCTCCAATAGCATTAACAGCAACTTGAGCTAATGTACTTAAAGGATTATATATTTTACTTCTACCATCTACTACTTTAACTCCTTGTTGCTCTAATAATTCTTGTTTAGCTATAAATAATGCTCCTTTAAATGAACCTCCTTGAGCTATAGGATTAAAAAACTTTGATATTCTTAAAAAATCAGTAGCAGAAGCATTAACTGCTCCAAGTACTCCTCCTCTTAATAAAAAATCACTACCTAAAATATTACCTCCCACTGAATTTTGATCAATACCAAGATTAATATCAACTGGATTTTGGATGTAAGGTTGATTACTAGAACCGCCGTTAGGACGGTCGCGCCCAAATCCTAAAGATTTTAAGTTGGTTTGTATATTAATTAAAGGCATTAATTAGCTATTTAGATATAAATATTGTTTATTATTGGAGTTTAACAGACGATTTATTAGTAATATCATTTGAATTATCTGATATTTTTCTTCCGTCTAAGTTCACAACAGGTGATACATTTACTTTAGACATTGCTGCTGCTAAACGATCATAATCTATGGGCGCACTTCCTCCACCTGATCCTGGTCTGTTAGTTGTACCTACAATGTAGTCTTTTTTATCATATTGAGCTACAAGTCCACCTTCTGGTTTAGAAACAACTAATCCACCGTTGGGATCAACAGCTCCATCTTTTAAAGCATATAATCCACCAACAACAGCCATTACTGCTGCTATACCCGCTAAAATGGGAACAGTTGCCGCCCCAAGAGTTGATGCTTCTGCTCCAGCTACTTTCATAGCTGTAAGGGCTGCTTCTTTGCCTAAGTTTTGGTTTAAAGCTTGATTATATGCTCTTGCTCCAGCTACAGATGCCATTATACTTACTACACCTGTAGCTAAGCTAACTACCATTCTTGTAGCTAATATAGTACCTATAGCTAAGAATATTCCTTTTAATACTTCAGCATTATTTAATAAATCAGCTAACCCAGCCATAAATGAACCTAATGGTCCATCAACTAATGTTGATAATGTATCTTTTAGTTTTTCAATAGCTTGATTAAAACGTTCTTGAAGATTTTGCTGTTCAAATTGTTTAGCTAATTGTTCGTCACCTAATTGTAAAGCAGCCTGTTCAGCTGTTAAACCTGTAGATATTAAATAATCATATTTTTTCTTTGCTTCTTCAGCTGTTTTAGCACCTACTTTTTGTAATGCCTCTTGTTCAACTAATGAATTAGCTAATTCTTCTCTACCCATTCCAACAGCGTTAGCAAATGCTTCTTGCTGGATGCGATTCATTTTAGAGAATTCAGCTGACCCGCCTATTTGTTTTTTAATTTCCTCAGCTACTGTGGCCATGTCTCCGTTTAAAGCGGCTAGACGAGCTGTTTCAAGATTAATTTGTTTACCAGTTAATAATTCTGCTTCTAATTCAGCTGATATGCTGTCTTCAAAATTAAGCAATTTACCTGATATGTCACTTACTTTACCTAAGTCAACACCTAATGCTTTTGCTGCTACAGCTGCTTCTGCTAAACCTTTAGCTCCACCAACTAATGATAATTTAGTAGCATTAGAAACATTAGCGGTTTCTTTCATTAATTGTTTAACATTAATAGCTAAACCTTTTTGAGCAGATAGAGCTGTAGCTCCACCTAAAAATTCTTTAGTAGTATCTTCTATACTTTTACCTGTAACTAAAGACATCTTTTGCATACTTACTAATTCATCATTAGTAAATCCAGCTTGTTCTCTTAATTTAGTAAAAGTTTTTAATTCTTTTTCATTTATATCAGCATTAGCTCCTAAAGCTTGGCCAATAGCCATATAACTCTCTTGTATTCCTTTTGTATTAAGAGCAGCGTCCTTAGAGTCTTTGGCTATTTCTCCTAATTTATCTCGGAAAGCTAAAGCTTCTTTATAAGACATATTCATACCTTTAGCCAACTCCCCTGCCCCTGTGTCTATAGCAAAGAAAATGTCTTTTAATTGTTTAAATACAAATAAAGACATAGATAATGGGTCAAATAAAGATTTACCTATAACTGGTCCCATTTCTTTAAAAGCCATACCCATAGCTTTAGTTTTAGAAACAGTCATGCCTGTTTCATTCTGGATGTTAGCTATTTTCTCTTCAACATTGCCTAAAACACTATTCATGCCTGGGAGGTTACCTAAGAATGGGATTTTACTCATTCCTTTCATCATCGTACCAGTTAATCCTAATGAATCTTCAATGCTTTTAGTACCATCAATAGCATCTGCAATTTGATCATTAAAAGTGTGTAAAGCACTATTATTATCAGTTAGTTGGGATTGTATATTATTATAAGATGTTTTAGCATCTTTATATTGTTCTTCAAGCTCAAGAGATAAATGACGAACATTTTCTAATCGAGCAATTTCAGATGCGTTTAGGTCTCTAGCATTTTCTAAATCTTTTTGTTTTTGTTTAGCTTTTTTCTGTAAAGTTTCTAATTCTTTGGTAGATAAACGATTTATTCCTTGTTGGTGATAATTTAATTTAGAAGCTAAACTTTCTAATCCTTTAAAACCAGCGATGCTTTTATTCACACCACTGTTCATATTTTTTATTTCATCAACAATGTTAGTAAAAGAAGTTACAGAAGTGTTAACATCTTTCATAAGATCTTTATACGCTACTTCTAATCGAATTAATTCATCAGCTGCTTTACCATTACTAATAGCTAGTTGGGCAGCAGCTCTTGCTCCGGCCTCACTATAACCTTGAATTTTCTTATAAAGTTCTTCTAGTCTTTGTATGTCTTTAGGATCGGGGGTAGAAGGTGTTGCCATAATGTTTTATATAGACATAAATATAAAGAAAGCCAAGAATTAATACTTGGCTACTCTTTTACTATCACTTAGTTTTCCTTTTAGATGAGATGGGATATCTATTTTACCCTCTTTAATTTTTTGAGATTGGGCTGCTAAATCATTATTCTGTGATTGGTTTTGTTTTTCGTAGTATTCTTTTAATTTATGAAAAGTAAATTTACGAAGCCAAATAGGCATATTATAAACTGTTTCCCAATCATATCCTCCTTGACCATGAAAAACAATTTCATGGATTTGAGTGAATATGCTAGAACGTAATTGAGGTACTATCTCAGATGTCAGGCCAAAAAAAGCTAAGTCCAATGGGAATTGCAACTTTTTCTCCGATTGGGTTGGGAAAAAAGGTCAGATCTACGTCTGGTTGCACCTCCTTTATATACTCCCTTAATGCTCTGGAGTCACGAGCTAATAAAGCTGTGTCGACAAATTCTCTAATGTCTTTTTGGTCTCTATTCCCATCAACAGATGTAATGATATATTTTAGGCGGGTTGATAAATCTGTTGAAGAATTTTTATTAATCTTCTTTAGTCCTTCAATTTCTCCTTTAATTTTCTTTTCATCTTGACCTGTTAATAATTTAAAGGTAATACTTATGCCTGTTGATGGAAGAGTAAAATTAAATTCATTTACACCTTTTTTAAATAATTTAGTGTCTAAAGGATTATTATCAATTGTTGTTAAATCAATATCATATCGATCCCCACCCCAACTAAATGAATAATCTTTACCATATCCTAAGATACGAGCTGCTACTAAAATAGCGTTTTTATCACCTACAATTAAGTCATCATAATTTATATCAGAAACAATGAGTGATTTAACTAACTCATCTAATACTATACCTTTATTAATATAATTTTGGTTAGTTAAGATATCTTCTTCACGAGCGGTCATGTATTTCATTTCTATTTTTCCGCTTGATAAAGGTGATGATTCAGGATATACTAATCCTTGTGATGGTAGCTCAACAATCTCTGTTGGCATTTTAAATTTGTTTTCCATATCTTTTATTTGTTATAACTTTAATGTCTTATATAAATATATACAAACTATATTTTTATACTAGATTTTGATCTTTTAATGGTTTAATATAGTCATTATAATATCTTTTTATAGGTTTCCACACTTGATTAAAAGGTTGAGGGGCACTACCTGTGATACTAGTAACATTAGATGCTGGGTAAACTGTGATATTGTCTGGGTTTACTACGATATCAGTAGTTGGGATTGCGTTTTCATTATCAACATCTAATCCAGTTTTAGATAAACTATCATATTGTTGACTTAATAAATCTGTATTTGAAGTAGTTACAAATGGTGGATAGTATTGGTTTTCTGATGGGCCATAATTTTGTTCGAATAATTGTGAGGCTCCTCCCCATTGGCCTGAAGAGAATACAGGATAAACTGTACCGTCAAATGGAATCTCAGCTGTAGGAGCAGCTTCAGAAGGATAGGTATTATCTAATCCTGAGGAATTTAGGTTGTTATTTAATGGATTTGTACTATCATTTGTAATAACATCATATGTGTCTAAGTATGTACTGTTAGAATTATATAGTGATTCATATTGAGATGGTGCTCCGTTAAATGCCCCTAAACTTACATTTGGAATAACAGGGTAATTATTAGGATAAGCTATGCTATCTGGTGTGATAGTAGTTTCAGCTGATCCATTATCAGTATTATCTAAGCCAGTTTCATTTAATGTATTAAGTTGAGAATTAGTATCTCCAACTAATGTATTATACTGATCTAAATATGTTTGATCAGGAGTATAAGTTGTTTGGTACTGGGAGGGTGCTCCTCCAAATTCACCCATTTGAACTTGAGGGGAAACAGGTACATTACCATAGTTAGTAGGGGCACTAATGCTGTTTGGAGTAGGAATATTTGATGTAGAATTATCATCTGTATTATCTAAGCCAGTTTGTTCTAAAGTAGGTAATTGGGGACTATTTGAAGTTTGGATTGGTGTAGTATCTAAGTAAGTAGACTCAGGGCCATAATTTTGAATATAACTGTCTGATGCCCCACCAAATTCTCCTCTAGATAATTGGGGAAAATATATACTTGGTTGAGGTATAGGTTTATTAGGATCATGATTTGCTACAGTATTATCTAATCCTGTGTTTGGTAAAGTATCTACTAATATACTTCCATTATCAGGTTGGCCTATTATTCCACTTTCATATGTATTTGTAGGTGAATTTTCTTGTATGAATCCAGATTGAGGATCATTAATAGGGGTATCACCAGGAAAACTTCCTGCGCTTAATGTAGTTTGACCTTGTTGTAATAATTCTAATAATCCCATAATTATTTTATTATAAATATTCAAAAAAGAAAGCTCGCAAAATGCGAGCTCTTTTTATAATTAAGTAGTGATATTAGAAGTTTAATACGCAGTAATCTACGGCTAAAGTCATTGTGATATTAACTGCGGTGTCTGCAGTATCCCAGTTATAATCACCAAAATTAGCATCTTTAACAAATGCGCCTTTAAGAATCCATTCACTTACTACATCTCCTACAGGTCCTAATACATCTATTACTAAATCCTTTTTATAAAAGTCAGAGTATCCATCTCTACCTGTTACTGATTCGTGATGTAAACGAACCCATTCCATTACAGCTTGGGCTCCAGATGGAGTAATTGGATCAAATAATGTCATTTGAATATCACCCCATACCGTTTTACCTTTAACTTTACGTTGTACGTTAATATGGTTTAATGTTACTTCACCTTGAGTTAAATTTACACCATTTACTCCTTTAATTATATAGCTAGGTACTCCATCCATATAAAGGATAAATCTATTAGCTTGTTTTGGTTCAAATGCTGTGAAAAATATTTCGTTTGCGTCTAGTATTGCCATGTTTTCTGTTTATTATAAATATCTATATAATTAATTTTTATGCTGGGAATGTAGCTCCAGTTGGTGTAATATTGAAATCTAAATAGATAAACTCAGCAGTTTTAGTTGGTTGAAGATATATCTGACCTACCATTTGATTTTGGTCAATTACTGTTGGTGTGTTATTAGTATCATCCATTATTACTTGGAAAGCATACAAACCTTGTCTTTGTTGAACTGACTCTAAATATGGATTAACTTGTGCTAAGAAGTTATTTCTTGTAGCAGCTGTATTTTGTTCAAATACTAAGTTGTTAGCAACTTGAGAAATATAACTCTTAAGAGCAATTAACAAGCGACGAACATTCACACGATCTAAAGCACTTGCTCTAGTTTGTAATGTTTTTTGTCCGTATACTACTACTCCAGTTCCTGGGAATGTAGCAATTGGGTTTACTTTTCCATTATATAAAGTATCTCTATCACCTTGTGGTAAACGTCTTTCAGCTCTAATTACAGTACTTAATCCACCTCTGTTTATACCGGCTGGTGCAAACCATGGTTCAGAAACACTATCATTATAAGCATATACTCCACCTATCATAGTTGAAGCTGGTACCCATACATTTTGTCCTGAGTCTGGGTCTTGAACTTGAACCCAAGGCCAATATGTAGCTGCATATGATGTATTTCTTTTAGAGGCTTCTCCTGTAACTGTTGTTACACTAGACGCTCCATAAGCTACCATATCAGTTACATAAATAGCGTCTCCACGATTTTGAGTATTAGATATGATTTGAGTCATTTGGGAAGTATAATCAACATTATATAAACCAGGTGTTAGCATTACATTATATTTGTAATCATCTTGGTTTGCTAATAATGAGATCATATCATCATAACATCCACCAGTTAATCCTTGAGTATCTGTACCATTAATATTTTGATAGAAATTAGCACCAGCTTTAATATCACCAACAGCACCACCAAATGATCCACTACTAACTATAGGTAATGAACCAGTATAAATTGGGTTTGGAGTTCCAGCGTTATTAAAATAATTAGGAGTAGTCAGGTTAACTGATTTAACTCTTATATAAGCTGATTGGTTAGGGAAACTACCTGATAGTTGTAAGTATTTAGTTGCAGTTACTGAGTCTGTTCTTAGAGTATACTTTTGATCTCCAATCATTTTAGTTATATAATTGGAAGCAAAAGGATCTAATGATAAACCTTGGAACGTTTCTAATATGGTTGGTTCTACACTATTATCATTACCTTGGCGAACTAATAAGTCAAATGTACCTGATGATGTATTTGAGTTAACTATTTGCCATCTAAGGTTATTAGATGTACCATTTGCTAAAGCACCTATTGCATCCTCAGATCCTGAACTGTTAGTGATAACTCCTTCAGAAATTGTTTCTAAAGTAAATACTGGGGTTGTTGCTCCACTAGCACTTACAATTAAACTACTTGTAGCTGAGGTATAAGATCCTGTTACAACACGAGCTACTAATAATGAAGTACCTCCATTAATAAAGTAATTATACGCCGCTATAGAAGTAAAGTAAGTATAAGTTTGGGCTGGGCTGCCGCTTGAAAGTGTAGTGCCAAAAATTTGTTGATACTGGGAGTATGAAGTAATTTCTGTGGGTATTTCTACAGGTCCTTTTACAGTTGGGCCTATAAGAACAGCACCAACAGTTACGGGACCTTGAGCAACAAATGAATTATCATTTTCTCTTGCTAATACGCCTGGTGATATTAGAGTTTCTGCCATGGTTTATGTTATGTTTGTTTTAATTATAAATATCTTAAAAAGGGTCAAAATCATGAAACCGAGATAAACTCTCCTTTTTCTAAATCAATATTTCCATCACCATATTTTTCTTGAAGTTGTTTACCTATTTTAGTTTCTTCTTCAACTTGTTTTTTGAA